ACTACCACTGAATGTTAATGTATCATTTACGTTATAGTTGCTACCACCGTTTGATTGTACAGCATTGTTTACTTGAAGTGCTGTTACTGTTAGTGTGCTTGCTTGTGAAAACACGCCGCCGCTTACAGTAAGTAGGTCACCAACTGTGTAACCAGTACCCGGTGCTACTACTACTGCGCCGGTAGTTTTCAAAGTGGCTGCGGTATAAGTTGGGTTTGCAACAGTACCAGTAACACTAGCAAAATATGTTTGAGTTGGGTTTATGCCCGCATCTTTCCATGGTGTTGCAAGGCCATCTTGTAGACTTTCATCGTTAAACCAAGTGTCAGTACCGTCATAGTTAGTAACACGCAAATAACGGTTATTACCAACTGTATATACAGTTGCAAGTGCATTTAGTTCAGCAGTGTTCAGTGCAGAATTTATAGCTGTAACCATTTGACTCAAGGTTGCAGTTGTTGCAGGACTGGTTGCAGCCGGAACAGTAACGCTGACAGCAGGAGCAGTACCAATTTTAATGTTACATATTTCAGCAGGTGTAAATGTTGGATTTGATATAGTACCAGTAACCACTCTTGGCTCTGCTGCTCTCCATCCCCAACCAGGGTACGCAGCGCCATCAATGCTGCCTACTTTGAACCACCAGGATCTGGTGCTAGTGCTGGTTGTCAATACAACTTTTTCCCAAATACTGTTAGATGGTGCAACGTTAGTACCAACACTCACCGTATCGACTGCATAGTCTGCTTCATTACCAAAAATTGAACTTGGCGCAATAGTATTAATAGGTGTAGCACTTAGGCCAAGATCTGTTAATACACTAGGTGTACTACCTGTAAAGTCCATAGTAACAGTAACGTCTTGTCCTACAAGTCGTATGTTAAAAACATCACCGTAATTTGATTGAGTCAGATCGTATTTTTCAACTCTAACAAACGTTGTTGCACTTATACCTTTTGATATCACGTCAGCAGTATTGTTGATCTTACTCACAACAGTACTGATACTGTCACCAGCAGTTAGTGCAACAGTTACATCATTGATAACAAGATTACCGCTAACGCTGATTAAACCTATACTACCGCTTACTATCTTCGGATTAGCTGCACCCTGTACTACTAGTTCAAGATCAGTTGTGCTTGAAATTACAAGTGGAGTACGACCAACCCAGGCATAAGCACTGTTTGGATTACCATTTGCACGGAATATACCCCATGATGTTTGATTTAAATCTAACCAATAATCACCGTTAGTAGCAGAACCAACTGGTGCGCTAGTACTAGGCTGTAGTTGAGCAAGATCAACATCT